ATCTCAGGCACGTTTGACTGCTGCTGAACACGACCAAGTGCGCCAAGCCACACAGATTGTGGCTACTGAACTTGGGTTGACGGGGCCGGGGGCTGCGCCTCCACCTGACATTGTTATGCCTGAACCCGCCGTGGAGGAAAAGCCAGAATAATGCTGAATGAGTTGGCTAGACGACATCAAGGTGGTTTTTGCTTCATCCGCTGGTATAGGAAACTGGTGGATGGAGATTGATATCATCCTGAAACTAGCCATAAGTGCAGCCACGTTGTTCTACATAATCCTCAAATGCCGTCACTTATTGAAGCAAAAGTAAAACTATGAAACGTATCCTAATTATTGGGGCGTTGCTGCTATTTGCGGCGAACGCCAACGCGGGTGGTCTTTTCAGCGCAGGCTGGAAGCCAGCCCCAAATCTAACCCTGTTTGGCCAGAAGGTAACTTGGGCCATTCCGAGCCTCTGCATAGGGGCCAAGGCTGGGGTTCTCCCTGATGCCGGGATCAACTCGGACGGGATGAACCTGAAGATTCCTTACCTTGCGGTAAGTATTCCGTTCCCCAGCCTTACCGTTTCAGTGGGCAAGGATAAGCCCAAGGTTGAGCTAAAGCTGGGCGCGGTGGAGAAAACGGAACATAAACCAAAGGGGGGTGAATAAATGCTTAAATCAAAAACGACTTGGACTGCAATTACGGGCGCGTTGGCAGGTGTTGCCGGGTATTTTACCGGGGAACTGGAGCTAGGCGCTGCTGCTAATGTGGTTATTACCAGCCTTCTGGCCTTGTTCCTACGCCACGGAATCAAGAAGGTTGAGAACGGGGGCTAATAATCTAAGGTTATAAGATGGGTATCCTTAGACTGATAGCCTCTTTACTCAAGGCCGTCCCTGTACTGGGGCGGCTTTTTTTGAGGTTTGCTGACGAAAAGAAAGAGCAGAAAGCACAGGAGAGATATGAAGAGAAGTTGGATTTTATCAGTAACGCTATTGATAAGCATCGTCGGGCCGGGGTGCGTGACAGGGATGAAGCTGAACAACGTGAAGGAACTAACGGAACACCCGCAGTTCCCAAGCGCAGCACACGCCGCCCCAGAGTGGACGGAGGCAGCCCTAAGAAAAGTAGCAGAACTGGAGTATCACCTAGAAAGAAAGTGAACCGGAAGAAAAAGAGAAAACCCGCTCCAAGAAAAAAGCCTACCCTTAAAAAAGGGCAGCGCATACTGGATGAAAACTAGGAAAAATTTTTGGTAGGATAACTTCACACCGATGTGAGGCACTACCATCCCCCGGTTAGAACTGGGTAACACCTCCCGAGATTTTGCGTCTAAGGAGGCAGGGACAGCGGGGGTAAATTTAGGGTATCAGCAATGTACGGCTCCAAGAAGAAAAAGGGTGGGAAGAAGGGGAAGTAACCCCTTCAAGCCCCCTAGGGTTAGAGTGGGACGGAGGTTAAGCCGATTCTTCCGCTGGTCGGATCGGTGGAAATCTCAAGGTCGGCAGACATTTCTCCGATTAAGGCGTAGCTTATTGAGTCAAAGCTGTGCTTATTGCGATCACTGATAACATATTGGCCGACGCTTTTCCCTCTCCTGAGGAACCTGAATACATCAATAGCCCTGAAGCAGTTGGCTGATATGTGAAGCCTGTTCTGCATTAGAAGGTCTTTTAGAAGTTTCACCCTTTGTCTTACGGAGCCAGAGAACTTGGGTGCGCCTATCAGGTTTATCCTGCCTCCGCTTGCGGCGGCCACAACTCTGTGGTCGTAGGTGTTTGCGGAGGCCCGATACCTTACCATTGAGGATGTGTCTGACCAGTGAGTCCACCTCACCTTGTTTCCGATATGGCTCTCCAGCTTCTCTATCTTCTCCATCGCCTCCCCTGTAAAGTCTTCAAGTGAAACGTCTTGCTGGAGAACTACTAATTCATCAAGGATTGTCCACCTAGCTCCGTTGACGGTGTTCACTTTTTCCATGATATGGAACGCATGATTCCTGTCTCCCAAGTCCCATCCACCTATAAGTTCTGTGCATTTCTCGGTGGGCAGAATGACATCCCACTCGGATTCAATAGGGCTGTTAGCGTCTCCCACTACATGGGTGTCGTATTTAAACACCTTTCCAAAGTGGGAGTTTGTTGAGGAGGCTGTCCATTTCCCGAGGACATACCTGTCGTACATCTCGGGGTCGCCCCTGAATGTGGCGATCAAATCCTTCTTGTCATACTCGGATAGGTACGGGTTGTCATCAATCATTGCCTCAATGATCATAAACTGCTCCGCATACTCTGGGTCTGGGTGGTCTTCCTTGTTTGGCTCCTCATACCAAAGCTTGTAAATCCAGCTATTGGTTCCCTCTTCCGCAGGGTTGGTGTCACCAATCCACTGGTGGGATGTGTAAGCTAACCCCGGAAGGCGCAATTGCCCTTTGGATATTGAGAAAACACAGGAGTCTTTGAAGTTAGATAGCTCACTGAAGAAGATCAGGGAGAACCTAGTTCCCTTGATTTTCTCCTCTATGTCATGGTCTACATCCAGAGAGTGTAGCTGTATCTCAGTTTCATTGCCGTACATATTAGCCACTCTCATGTAGTGCATCTTGGTGACGCCGTCTACTTTGGGAGCCACGGTCACCTTGAACCCGGAGAGGTTCTCCTCCCATTCTGGGACGATCAGGTCAATCAGGTCAGACCAAACCCCGGATTTGGCGTTTCTTATCGTCTTGCAGAAGATTCCGACTCTACCGCTTTTTGTTTCCCAGCAGTGCCTGACCAGCCTATGGAGGACTCCGATAGTCTTAGAGGAATACCTTGGGCCGCTGACCAGAAGGTATCTCTTGGTGCAGTTGAATATCTCTAGCTGCTTTTTTGATATACTGGGATACCAGCAGCCACTAGCATCAAGCGGCATATCTGTGCTATTTTAGCGATTTGCAGGCATTATGGCAAACGAACTTAGAATAGACCTGACAGACCCAGCCATGCAAGAGGCATTTGCTGATTGCCAGCCGGGTGAAACACACACCATTACACTGGATGTAACGGTCTCGGAAAACGCGGAGGAACTGGTAGCTGATGTTGACCCGGAAACCGTTGAGAAGTACTCGGGGGAGTACGAAGAGGGGGAGTACGAGGAAGGGGAAGCCCCTAATGCTGTGGCATTAATAATCAAAGGGGATGCCAAAGAATCGTAAAAAGAAGGATGTACAGGTTAATTACAAAGATGACGGAACAATTGATGTTGAATTGTCCCTGAGGAGGCTGACGCCAAAGAGGGGGAAAGGCTACAGAAGCGTGCTTTATTTTGACGGAAAAATAAAAGGAGCAGGAGTAGAAGGATATGTTAAACTCTGGAGGCCGGTTACTAAGACGAGAAGAAAAGAGATTTTACGTCAGTTCCATAAGAACATGATTGCTGACAAATCACCAAAGATAATCTAATGGTAGACTTAAATGTACTGAACAAGAGGGGCGTAACGTCTGATGCCGCAAAGGGCATCTTTGATGGGAATGATGAGGATTTACCCCCAAAGGGGAAGGCGCTTGTAGACCGGATAAGGCACAGGATTGATGACGGACTTAACAGGTGCATCAAGAACCATAAGATATACCACGCTTTGGACTTGGCGTGGGACACGCCACTACAGCAGATCAGCAGCACCTTGGCTTATTCAATAGCCGACAAAGACCTAAGTGAGGAGACCGTCCTGAATGCCGCCAGAGACTGGGGGCTTACTGGACTGATAGAAACGGTGTCCGATACGAAAGGTCAGACAAAGAAACTTAACTTGCCTGTGTTCTTTAATATCTTTGTGCCCTTGGTGCGTTCATATGTGACTATCCGCTGGGCGAGGATTTACAATGACAGGAGGCAGTACCCTCTCTTTAAGTATGAGATGGGCAAGAACACCACCACTAACAGGCTAAGGGGAGAGATACTCAGTGACAGGGTTCAGGTGATAGCAAATCAGTATGGCTACAGTGAGCTACTCAAGCAGTCCATATTCCATATGCTTCACTACGGATGGGCTGCTCAGTTTCCTCAAGAGGAGTGGCACACTGAGAAGCAGACAGTTTTAGATTCAGGCGGGGAAGAAGAGGACAGGTTTGTAAAGGAGGGGATTAGGTACAACCTGCCTCACCCAAGCCGGGTATTCTTTGATCAGGCTCACAGGCCCACGACATTCAACTCAGACTCAGGATGCGAGTTTGCCGGGTATTGGAGGCTTATGAGGTATGGGGATTTAAGGAGGAACAAGAGCCTTTGGAATGTGGATAAGATCACATACGGCAGGACTTCTGACCTGCTTTCAAGGGCCAAGACTTACCTAGAATTGGTGTCCCCTTGCACGATGGAGTTTCCAAGGAGCAGGCAGGCTTTCGGCGTCACTGACAGGGAATCTGAGCTTGAGCAATATTATCAAACTTCGGATGACGACAAGGCCGTCTTGGTTACAGAGTACTATGAAAAAATTATTCCGAGTGATCATGGGCTGGGTGATTACGATAATCCTGTTTGGTTTAGGTTTGTTATTGCTAATGATAACACTGTTCTTTATGCCGCTCCTGTACCTTACTGTCCTGTTGTTTACTATGCTTACGACCCTCACGAAGGGAAAAGCATAAACTCCTCACTCAGTCTGGAGATAATTCCATTTCAAGATCAGATAGGAAATCTGCTGAGCCAGTATCTTCTCAGCGTGAAACAGAATCTAGCAAACATGACGTTTGTTGACACTGATCAGGTTCCTAAGGACATGATAGACAAGCTCCAGAATTGGGGTGAGAAGCTTTTCCGCAGCCTGAACTTCATGCCGTTCTCGTCCAGACAGAACAAGTTCGCGCAGAGTGATGTCAGGGAAGCCTTTAATTCCGTGCGCTTCAATGCGCTGGATACCAACGGAATTGTCGGGGCAATACGTCAGGTCATAGATATGCTGGAACGCTTGCTGGTTATTTCCGCTCAGGAAATAGCACAGGTGGCAAGCCACGAACAGACAGCAGAGGAGGTCAGGACGGTAGCGCATACGACAACCACCCGCTTAGCCTTTACTGCCACGGCGGTAGATGACGCTATGCTTGCTTGGAAAGAGCAGCTTTACCGGGGGTTAATGGCTTATGGTGAGGACGAAGTTTACGCGCAAATTAGTTCAGGCTATACGCCAGAGCAGGTTAATGACCTTGGCTTTACACTGGAAGAGAGG